AGAACGATTACGTAATCCACGAGCTTCTCTCTTAGTATCAATACCTACTCTTAAATCATTATCAAAAGTAAGACCAAACGCTCTTTTAACTTTAGTCAAGGTTTTAGTAACCATGCTCATAAAGGAACCTTCTGTACCGAAGATAGCAATATAGCCAAGAGTTGCTGTTGCCGCTACTGCCGCAAATGCTAATACGAATGGGCTAAAGATTGCAGTTATCCCTGCTATCAATGCCGCCCCAAGACCTTTAAGCGCACCAAATGCGATACCAAGCCCTAGCCGTTTTCCAACTATGCCCGCCACTTTCTTAAGAGGCTTCCAGATAATAGGTAGTATGCTTGCTACTGTTAAACCATAGAACAAGTTATCAGCAGAAAGTATTCCACCAGAAGTAGCTTCACCTAAGTCTGTTGCCGCATTAGCCGCCCCAGATAATAGTGCTGTAGCTCCTAAAGCCGCAAGACCAATGCCCAGTATCTTGCCTTTTCCTTTAGTTAAGAAAGAAAGCGCCATACTTGCTTTTGCACCCATAGCTGTAAATTGAGTTGAGATTAACCCTGTTGTTAGTGTGCTTTGTGTTCTTAAGTTTCTGAATGTAAACAATCCAGCAATGTTTATAGCTTTAAATGCCGCAGTTGCTCCAGCCATTATTTGAACTGAACCAGCAACTATAGTAGTACGTAAGGTACCAAACACTGTGCTAAGATAAGACAACTGTCTTGTAGAGAGTAGTAGAGAAGAACCCATCATACCCGCCATCAAGCCTAGTGTAGCTGATAACTCAGTACCTACCACGTCACCTAGTAAGGCAACAGAAGCCGCTGTAGTAGCGCCTATGATAGCTAAAGAACCTTTGCTACCAAACATTAACATGCTCAGTACACCCTTGCCTCTAGTTAGTACTTTAGATGAAGCAACAATACTGCCTACCATCTTAAACATAGCAGTTCTAATACCTTTAAAGAATACTGCCGCAACAATACCACCATATAGGATTGTAGTTAATAAACCACCACCCGGAAGAAAGCTTAATATCTTCGCCGGTAGTCCTAGTATACTGCCTTCTAACTGTTTACCAAATGCTTTACCAAGAGAGTTTAATGATTGAATCATAGCGTCTGTTGCCGCTGGTATAAGGTCTAGGAAAGCATCAAAGCCAATCGCTAGAGTTGTACCAAGGTTAGCACCTAGTTGGTTAAATATGCCTGAGTCTACTACTTGCTTAGATATACCACTGGCTAAACCAGCAAGCAAACCTACAATAGCTAATGGACCAATCCTAGCAAATGTCTTCTTAAACAATGCTGGACTTAGGAACTTAGTAACCCCTGCAACTAATGCCGCACCAAAGGTAGCAGACAATACAGGAGATATAGCGCCTAGTGTATCAAAGGAATTCTTCAATCCTTGACTTAATGCTACAGACGCACCTTTAGCTAAATCACTAAAGCTAGCCCTTGCATCGCTAAACTTAATCTTAATGTCGTCTAATGTAAAACTAGAACGGAACGCTTCAGAACCGCTTTTAAAACTTGCAAAAACCCCCCGGAACTTCTCACTAACTTTATCTCCAAAACGAGATACAGAATCAGAAGCCTTACCTAGCCATTTTTCAGCCAAGTAATAGGTTTGCTCCATAGTATCAGTCCACCAAGAATTCTGAATTACTTCATCATATACCCAGTAGAACTTTCTCTCAATGAGGTTTAGGAAAGTTTTAATACTTTTCCATGCTTTTGAAAGATACTTTGTTGCTAAGTCCGCAGTGTTCTTAAATAGTTTTCCAGCAGATTCTTCTGCTTTTCTTTGTGCTCGTAGTATTTTGACATACATTACATAGTCATCTATAGCACCGTTGCCACCTCTAAGTTGTAGATACTTAAGTGCCGCAAACTTCTTGCCCTCTTTGTAAAGGTCTTTTAAGTTGTCTGATGCTAGCTTAGATAGTTTAACAATCTTTTCTAGTGAAGTTGATTTAAAGTCTTTAAGCGTATCAAATGCTTTTATAATAGACTTAGACATGCCATCCATAGCTTTTGTTACAAAACGAGTATCGCCTTTAGCGTCTCTTAAGAAACCAACAATGTTAGCCATGCTCTTAGAAGCTCGTTCTAATAGTTCTGGTTTAGCAAAGTTAATGTCTATTTTGTTTCCAAATGTAGCTAAGTCTTTAATGTATACTACAGCTGTAGCAAGTATAGATACTATGCCCTTTATGCTGTCTGATATTCCTGTGAATACGCTTCCAATAGATTGTATAGAACCTACAACACCAGATACAATACTAACACGGTTTTTTTCTAATGAATCCGATATAGCGTTGAACTTGTCTGTAAATGAACCTGTGATGTTTAGAGCCGCTGATATCTCACCAACAACACGACCAATTTGGTCTTTCATCACTGAGAACGCTTGCTCAGAAGTACCTTCCATTGTTTCAAACTCTTCTGAGAGTTTTCCAGCTTGGTTGATAAGTGCGTTAAATACTACGTCAGTTGTTATCTCACCTTGTTCAGCAAGCTTCCTAAGAGAGCCGAGAGGCTTACCTAGTTCGTCTGCGATAGCTCCTGCTAGTCTAGGTGCTTGTTCTAGAACAGAGTTAAGTTCTTGTCCACGTAACTGCCCAGATGCTAAACCCTGTCCAAGTTGGAATAAGGCGGCACGAGCAGATTCTGCGCCACTACCAGAGATAGCAACGGCTTTGTTTACTGACTCAACAGCACGGAGGATTTCTTCCGCTGATTTACCAGAGCCTTTTAATGCAATACCGAAACGGTTAAATGTTTCAGCTGACCCACCAATATCACCACGAGTTCTCTTGGCAATCTTAAATAAGTCATTCATAGTCTTGTCTAGAGCTTTACCACGACCTGTAACAAGTGCGATTCTGTTCTCTAGATTAACAAGGGAGTCGGATGCTCTATTAACACCTTTAACAACGGCTCCACCCGCTAATGCCGCACCAATACCAATAGCCATCTTTCTAAATGCACTAGTAGCTCTTGCGGTTCTTGTCTCAATATTCTTTACGGAGTTCTCTAACTGACTTAAATCCCTACGGGCTTGTCGTGAGTCCGAGCGTACTCTAATCTCTACACCACTCATACGGTGTTTCTCCTTTCGATAAAAAAGCCCCCAACGATTACGCCTCTATTTGAGGTATAACCATCGAGGGCTAAAGAATTAATCAAGGCTTCAGCAATCCAATCTTTATTAAAACTTGTTCAATAAAGTACTGAGGTGCTTGTTTACTGTGTCCACGGTTTAGGTATTCTATATGTTCTACATCATTCGATATAGTGCCATCTAAAAACCCATCTGCCGCACGATATGTTTTGTCTTCCCAACCAGCACGAGCTTCGCCCTTGTCGATTGGTGTTACTACTCTTAATGTATTGACCGCAAAGTCAACACGATTTTTTATATCTTTGTTTGCTAGACGTTGAACTTCTTTCTCAACTCTACGCATTTCTTTTTCAAAATTAACAACCTTCATTGAAATCTTGTTTGCCATAGTTACTCCTTTTTGAGCATCTCCCAACCAGAAGAATCACCGCCTTTAGCGTTGTTCATCATAGCTAAGAACTTACCTGTTGGTAGTGCGTTGCCTTTAGCTTTCTCGGCTTCTGCTCTATCTTGTATAACTTTTAAGGATGGGAATAGGTTTGCACCCTTCTCCTTAACACCGAAAGCATTCATAAGCATACTTGTTCGATGGTCGTCTCTCCACCCTACTGGCCTTCGCCTGAAGAACTCTATCCATTTTAAGAACTCTGTATAAGGCATATCGCCTTGGAGCTGGTATACAGGCATACCTAATGCATAGGCAAGCTCATATATAGATTCTTCAGAGGGTGTTAGTTTCCCGTTTCTTCATCACCTAAACCAGAGAAGCCTAAGATTGCTGTTGACAAGTCGTTAAGTTCTGCGATAGGGAATGTGTTGAAATCCTCATCTGTGATTTCCTCTGCGCCAATAGTGGCTAATCGAATTACATCACGAAGCAAGCCTAATTGAGCATCGTCGCCCTTTGCTTTAGTTGCTTTGTTAACCATCTTCTGAACTTCCATAACTTCTGCTACAGATAGTTTTCTGATTTCAACTTCGTCGCCCATGAATGGGACTTTTTTCTTGATTACTTTTCCTACTAAATGTTTCATAACATTCTCTTTTCTATAATTTTATAATTTATCTTTTTCATTAAACAGTTCTGAATTG